TTGGGAGTGATCGAGACGGCACCGCCGTCTATCTCACCGATGGGCAGGACTTGCCCTCCTACTTCGTGATCGAGCTCCAAATCTTCATCCGCTGGAGAGAGTAATCATGCCCGCCGCACCGGCCACTATCGACACGATGCAGGGCCTGACGTTTAGCTTCAACTCCATCGAGTTCCGCGCGACGAACATCAAGCGGAAGGAATCCCGCCCGCTTGTCGATGTCTCCGACTGCTCCCAGGCCGCCGACTCGCTGCGCGTCTACCAGGCCGAGCCACTCAAGGACGGCGACGAAATCAGCCTGGAATACTTCGGGAAGAATCCCCCGACCAAGGGCACGAAATACGCGATCTCCTGCTCCGGGCTGGCGATCACCGGCAACGCTTTTTGCACCGATGTCGAAGAGGGCGGCGCTGTCGGTGAGTACGTCAGGGGAACGGCCACCTTCAAGATCTCTGGCTGAATGGGGGACGGTCCATGACCGCTATCCCATCCGCGCAAAACGTCTCCGTTTCCTTTGGCGGGGTCGCGCTCGGTGGCTTGATCGGATTCGACGAGCAATACTCCGCCGCGTCCCCGACTGACACCACCGGCTCCACCGCCACGATCGTCGGCAGTGGTGGAAACACGCGGGTGATCCGCCAGGTCGAGATCACCATGATCGAGCCCGGCTCGATCTCTTTCCGGTGTTGGGGGAATCCTCCCTTCGCCCGTTCCGACATCGGCCTCTCGGCCACGCTGTCGTTCACCATCGCTGGCACCACGACCAGCTGGCCCGCGCAACTGGCAAACGTCCAGCGTGTGGGCTCTGCCGGTGAACTGATCCAAGGTTCGTACCAGTTTCAATTCATGGGGTAACCATGCTCACCCGCGACGATCTCCTCGGCCTCGAGGCCAACAAGACCGCCCCCCCGACGCGGCTCCATGTCGCCGCGTGGGGCGGGGATGTCTTCCTCTTGGATCCGACCGCCCAGGCCTATGACGAGTGGGCGATGTTCTGTGAGGCCAACAAGGGCCAGCCGGCCCCGTGGCGCGCGAAGGTGGCCTGTCTGCTCTTGTGCGACGAGGCAGGGAAACGACTGTTCACCGATGCCGACGTCCCGACCCTGGCAGCGTGGAAGCCCGACGGGCTCCTCGAGGTGTGGAAGGTCGGGATCGAGCTCCTCAAGGTCGACGACACGGAGATCGAGGACCAGGCGGAAAAATCCGCGGCCAGCCCCTGACCCTATTTCTCGGGAGGCTGGCCCTGGCTTGTCACGAGTGGGATGTCGAGGCGCTGTCGAAGCGGATCACGCTCCGACAGCTGAAATGGTGGATGGCCTTCTGGCGCGTCGAGCCCTTCGGTGACGAGTGGTCCAGGTCAGGGAAGTTGGCGGCGGTGACCGCGGCCGCGGCGGGATCGAAGGTCGAGCCTGACTTCGAGGAAAAGTTCCTGCCGAGCTATCGGGCCCCGGTTCAGACCGAAGAGGAGTTGAAAGCCCAGTTGCGACGGATCCCGTTCTTCGCAGCCCAAATGGAAGCCCAAGGAATCTGATATGGCCGGCATCGGCAAAGTTTCCGCGATATTCACCGCCTCGAGCTCCGGGCTTTCCGCCGGTGTGTCGAAGGCGAGCTCCTCCCTGAAGGGGCTCCAGAAGGATGTTGCCGGGCTCCGCGGCGGCATGCAGCTGCTGAACGCGATCTCCGGGGCGCAGTTGCTCGGCTCCGTGGCGTCGACCGCCATGAGCTACGCCCGCTCCCTGGTGGGTGTGGGCCAGGCCCAAGCCGAGGTGATCGACTCCACCAGCAAGATGAGCGCCCGCCTCGGGATGACCTACTCTGAGCTTGCCGGCTTGGCCCACGCTGGCGACCTCGCCGGGGTCTCGATGGACGTCATCGGGAAGGCCGCGACCAAAGCCGATGTGGCATTCGTGAAGGCCGCCCAGGGCTCCGCAACCGCTCAGGCGGGGTTCTCGGCCATCGGCCTCTCGCTGGCCGATCTCCAGGGGAAGTCCTCTGCGGAGCGATTCTCCGCGATCACCGATGCCATCGCCGGGCTCCCGACCGAGGCAGAGCGGGCCGCCGCGGCGGTGAGGCTATTCGGCCGGGCCGGTGCCGAGATGCTCCCCCTGTTTGCCGGCGGGGCCGGATCAATCCGGGAGGCCACCGAGGAGGCGCAGCGGTTCGGGATGGCCCTCACCGGGGCCCAGGGCCGGGACGTCGAGGCCATGAACGACTCGTTCAGCAAGGTCCACGCGGCCATCGGCGGCATCGTCAAGCAGATCACCGCCTACCTCGCCCCGTCGATTACCTCGATCGCCACCACGTTCACCGACTTCGTCGGCTCGATGGGTGGAACCAACATCGGCCAGGCCATCGGGGAGGGCATCATCGAGGCCGCCCGCTACATGGCCGGCGTAGGCGATTTCCTGATCTCCGGGCTCACTGGTGTGTGGGAGTTCGTCGGCAGCATCGGGGCCATCTGGGGCAACGTGGCGGAGATGATCAGCCGATCGGCCTCCTACATGGCCGGCGTGGGTCGAGCCTGGACGGCGATGTTCCAGACCGTCCTGACCGGGGCGGTGGGAATCGTCGGCTTGTTCTCCAGCGCCGCGAAGGAGCTCTCCGAGAGGATCGCCGTCAGCGCCCGCGGGAACTTCGCCCTGGCCGGTGAGAACTTCTCCAACGCCTTCGGCTCGGGTGGCGGGGGCGGCGGGGCTGGCCCTCTGACGGCAGCCCTCGACGCGGCCCTGGCAAAGTCGAGGCTGTCGGCCGGGCAGATGGACGTTGCCAACAAGACGACCATTGCCGGCGGCGGGGTCGCCGCTGGTGTTGCTGCCGGTGTCACCGCCGTCAACCAGGAGCTCAAGGCCGTCGACTCCCGCTCGAAGGAAGGCATAGCAGAAATGTTCCGCCTGATGCGTGGCGAGACGGAAGACGCTGCGGAGCGGACGGCTCGGGCCACCGAGCGGATCGCTGACAACACCGAGGACATGGGCCTCGACATCGAGGAGCTCTCCTTCGCGGGATAAATCATGGCCGTCATCGCAACCAAGTACACGCCCAACAAAGCCTCCGGTGACGGTGAGTTTCGGCAGTCCCATAACCTGTCGGAAACGTGGCTGGTGCGTGTCGATGCACCGCCGCCGACGACCAGCGTGGCCGCGATCCTCACGGCCCCCGGCGTGGCCTACGGCACGGCTCACCCGTCGTTCACTTCGTGCAAGGCGATGAAGTGGAGTTACGCCGCGGCCGACGGCTCCGGTCTGCTGTGGGCTGTTACGGTTCAGTACTTCGTGCCGATCATCGACATCAACCCGGCCAACGGGCTTCCGATGGATGTGTGGTCGGGCCGCGGGGTGAACGTCACCGTTCCGTTCTACAAAGAGCAGAACGGAAACATCCTGGTGAACAGCGCAGGCGACCCGCTCGAGGGGATGGAGCGCGATCTCTGCTACCGCGGATACTCGCTCGTCCGCTCTTACTCTTCGCTTGATCTTGCTGATGCCGCGATGAATGCCGTAGTGAACAAGACCAACTCGGACAGTTGGCCAGTGTTTGCGTCCTACGGTCTTCCCGACACATGGAAATGTTCGATCTCCAACTTCTCCAAGAAGGTCGTCATCGTCAGTTCCGGAGCCACGCAAACCGCGGCCCGCTACTGGGAGGTGACTTACGAATTGGAGTACAAGGAAGAGACATGGCACTGCAAGCCTTGGGACATGGGGTTTAACCAGCGTGTCGGGGCCGACGGTGTTCCGACCGGCACCGGGACGAAGCGGGCCGCCATCCTCGGGGTCGAGGGTCGGCCGGTGAAACAGCCCGTCGCCCTGGCCAACGGTGTCGCCCTCCCGCCGGGGACGCCTCCCGTGGCGCTCGACTTCGACCCGTACAAAAAGGCCGCATTCCGCACCGTGTTCGGAGACCCGGCATGACGCGGAGAATCATCGGAGCATCCCGAGAGTCATGGGGCCGGATAGGCCGAGCCGTGCGCGGGGTCGAGAACAGCGGCCGGGGGGAGAAGATCGGCTCACCGCATGTCGGATCCGACGATGCCGACGCCGTCCTCTGCAAGACAACCGCGGCCTGGGCGAAGGGATCATCCGCCACGCTCCAGATCTGGGCCGGCGCGCCGGGCAGCGAGACGAATACCGGCGTGACGCTCACGGCCTTCAACCGCTACGCCGCGATCGCCACGGCAAAGTTCTGTACGGTGATGCTGCACCGGCACGGGTATTACTATGTCGTCGCAGCGGAGTGCTCGTGATGCTTGCCGAGATCCTCGCCAATCCTGTCGCGTGGCCGCTGTGGGCGGTGTTCCTGTTCGCGGTCACGATGTACCCGCTGGGGTTCATGCTGCCGGGGTGCGTGTGTTGCCAAAGCGGGGGAAACTGCACGACTTGCGGAACGCCTTCGCTTCCATACGAAGAGCAGTTCAGCCCGCACGGCAGAATGTGTTGTACGGGGACCGCGGCCCCTTCGATGACATTAAGGATAACGACGACAAGCGCGTCACAAATGACAACGGTATATAGAGACTTTCCCAATTCTGCAAATTATGACAAACACACGCGAACCTACTCATGTTCACAGCTAGACGGCGACTATGTCCTTCCTCTATCGAGAACGACGAACCCGTCCGATAGCACGGGCACAATGAGATGCCTATGGCAAATCCAGAGCGGAGCCGGAAGTCTCTACAGATCATTTACTGTTTCTCCAAGCAGCGGGTTCATCGCAGGGGCACCTCCGTACACGAACCCGCCTTACCCTCAGTGGTATATGTTCTGGACGCTCACTGCGTCTATACAGGTCGCGTCATTAACTCAACGATGCGCGGGGCCGCCTGCAACAGAAAGCTGCAACGCTGGAACGACAGCGACTACATACGCGCAATTTAACGCAAACTTCGGCGATTCGTTGGCTCAGCCATCGTTCTTCATTAATGGCCCGCGGTCGACGCAAAGTTGTACGCCGCCGCCGATGGTGTTTAACAACTCGGTTTTGCTCAACGACCCCAACTATTCCCCGGAGTATCCATTCGGTGGCGGGGCCGGTTCGTTTGGGACTTGTGCCTACAGGGTGGAGATCGTCTGATGCTCTGCGACTACGGCGACGATCTCACCTGCCGGGCCTGCGGCCATGTCGCCCTTCGGCTGCCGACCTACCGGGAATGCACGGCCACGCGGATCTACCTCCCCCGGCCGATGCTCGGTGACGCTCTGGCGTGGCTCCTGACGGCGATCGGCATCACCGAGGACCGCGTGTCGTCCTGGCTCGGCGGGGCCGACTGCGGCTGTGCCAGCCGGCGGAAGTGGATGAACCGGGTCGGGGCCCTCGCTGTGGACCGGCTGGAACGGTGGCTGAATGCGTTCTCCCGGTTCGCCCTCGGCGGATAGGAGGTTGCCCATGGCAGGGGGGAAGGCGAAGAAGAAGCCTGGACAAACTTGGTCCGGCCTGGATGAAGGCGACATCACCGGGGCCGAGGAGGCCGACGACGCCCAACTGATCGAGTTCGGCCGACGGTCCCAGGATCCGCCCACGGAACAGCCCGAGAAGAAGGAGCGCCGCCGATGCCCCCGAAAGCCGAAGCGGTGACGATCTCCCTGGCCGATGCCATCCGGGCATCGGTCCCGAAGTCTGCCCGTCCTGTCGCCCGCTGGTGGCACTCGCTCCCGCCGGATGTCCTTGAGGAGCTCAACGCCGTCCGGGATGACCTGCGGCAAGGCCGACTCCCCAGCAACAAGAGCGCCGTGGCCCGGGCGATCGTCGAACACCTCCACGCCCGGGGCCTGTCCGAGGTCCGACAACAGGGAGTCCTCGCGTGGCTGAACGAAAAAGCCTGAGGCACTCCGTCACCGAGTCCGTTGCCGC